TAGAACCAGAGGCATATATAACATAAGTGATATGTCAAGTATACCAAAAATAATATATGTAAATAACATAAAACACTTGATTACAATGTAATATTGTAGTATAATTAATATAGATACAAGATGAAGGAGTAATGGAGAAATATGTATTATATAGTTGTTAGAATTAAAAAAGATGTTAAAGTTTTATTTGAAGAAGATTTTATTGATGGTAGTGCATTTATAACACAAAATCAAATTTTAACTGTATTATCATTGTTAGGTTTTGAAGAAAAAGATTTTGATGTAATGCTATTTAAAAAATAATATGTTACTTATTAATAAGTAGCATAGAGTAGATTTAAGGCACAAAACAAAGCGTATCTTTGTTGATTAAACCTACTCTATGGTGCTTATTAAGTACCAGTACAAGCTGAATAAAGTAGAAAAGGAAAGGTGAATTAATTATGGCAAGTACAAAGACAAATTACAAAGTAGAAGTATTAGAAAAGAAAGGATCATGCGATTCAGCAACATTTGAAAAGATGGCACAAAACGGTGATATCAATTCAGAAAAAGTAACTGAAAATGTTGGAAAGGTTATTAACTTAACTGGATATGCTTTATGTCATATCACAGCTGGTGATAAAGAATTCGATATGAATTATTATGCAACTGATGAAGGTATTTTATCAACTGGATCTGAAGTATTTAAAAATTCAGTTGAAGAATATTATGATGATGTTAAGACTTTCAAAATTGTTTCAATTAAAACTAAAAAAGGAACAACTTACAAGGTATCACCAATTTTACAAGAGATATAGTTTTATATCTCTTGTTCTATAATAAAGGAGTATAGAGTATGAAGTGTACGTATAAATCAAATATAGAATTACTTAATGAAATAGAAGAATACGAAGAAGAAATAAAAAGATTAAATAAACAAATTGAAGAATATCAAAAAGCATTAGATGAAACAATGAGTGAAAAAATAGATTTAGAAAATATCATAAAAGAAGCAAGAGAATATACAAAAGAAGCAAAAGAGCAAGACTTTATGTGGACGCCTATATTTATGAAAGAATTATTGAAAATATTAGATAAAGGAGTATAAAGTATGAAAGAAGATATATTTAATGTAATTTATTGTATGATAGAAGATTATGAAAAGTATACTTTTGAAAAACCTTATGTAATATTAATTAGTCCTAAAGCATATATTAAGTTAAGAGAATATTTGGAAGATACAAATGCTTGGAGATATTTAACAAAAATAGAAAAAGATAAAGATAAAATAAGTTATATATTTGGAGTTCCTATTGAAATATCTAAAATTATTATTCAAGAAGTAATATTGACAAATAAAAAAGACTATGAAAATTATTGTATGGAAAAGTATTATATAGAAAATGTATTAAAGGAGTATAGAGTATGAGTTGTATTTGCAATAAATGTAAATATTTATGGGCTAGGGAAGGCAAAAAGTATTGCATTAAAACAATGAAAAAATACAAAATTAATAAAAAACAATGCCCTTTATTTGAAGAAGGCTCAAATATAAAAAAATACTTAAAAAAAGGTTGGTGGAGGGATAAATGAGAACTTTTTTAGGAGATATAAAACCACCTAAAACAAAATGTGATAAATGCAAAAAAGTAATTAAAGGTCATATATTTACAAAGTTTAGTAATAATTTATGTGCTGATTGTTTCAGCAAAGAGTTTCAGAAAAGATTAAAGGAGAATAAAGTATGAAATACACAATAGTAAAAGATAAATATCTAGATAAATATGTAGTATGGGAAAATCACAAAAATTATAAGGTTATGTTATATTCAGGATATAAATATCAATGTGAAAGTTATTTAAAATATGTAGTAGGTGGTTATTTTGAAACAGTTTAAAGTTAGATCATATAATAGTGTTAAAGATAGACAATGGATACAAGATGATAAAATATTATCTGATATTAAAGATTTAACAGTTAAATGTAAATGTGGTAAATCAATAACATTCTTACATTTACAAGATTATAAAATATGTCCTGATTGTGGTCGAAAGATACTTAATACTACAAAAGCATATTTTAAATATAAATTGAAAGGTGAATTAGAAAAATGAAAAAAAGATTAGTTTTAAAGAAGTGGGTTCAGGTTGTTTTAAGTATTATATTAATATTATCATTATTTATATTAGGTAGTGATTCAGATGATCTAAAAACATTTGTTATATGGCATATAATAGCTATGCTTACAATGATATCAAGTTTTTGCTTATTATATAAATATACTTATATATTTAATGAAGGTGAATAATATGAAAAAAGAAACAATACATAATTTATTAATTATAATAGGATCAATTTTATTAGTAGAAATAATTATATTAACAGGTATAGTACTAAGTGCTTTATGGTTTATTGAATATGGGGTGTAAAAAATGACTGAAGAAAATATATTGAAAATAGTTGAAAAAGATAAACAAATTGTAAAAGAAAATGAACAGTTAAAACAAAAAATAAATAATGCTTTAAATGAATTAGAAACTATTATATATCATAATATAAACAATGGTACACAAAATCATATAAGTATATCAGAATTACAATCAGTTGTTGAAATTCTGGAAAAGAAGGTGAAATAAATGGATCCTAAAATCATATACAAATTAATGGTAACTAATAATCCGAAACTTATTAATGATAAGTTATATAAGAACGATCAAGAAACATCATTTGTATTTATAAATACTAAAATTAAATTAGATTTATTAGATATTTTAGAAGGTGAATAATATGCTAAAGTGGAATAGATACAAAAATTTTATTGTACTAAGAACATATGGTTTTTATTTAGATCCAACTAGAAAATATTATTATAAAAAATTAAATGATGATTCTGAAATATCTGTATATTGTTTATCAGATGATTTATTTAATATGTATGATGTTATAATTGAATCAACATCAGGAACAATTATTTATGAACTAGATATTTTATATGAATTAATAAAGAAAGGTTACGTGATAAAATGTTAGATTTTATAATGGGTTTAGGTTTAGGATTATTACTAGGTATAGTTCTAATGTGTATACTACAAATAGCAAAGGAAGATTAATATGGAATTTAAAGAAAGATTAACAGCTCCTAAAAAAGATAATAAATACTATTATAGTAAATTAAATTTTGATTATCCAAATCTAGTAGATCAATGTGTATGGTATGCATGGGGTAGATTAATGGAACTTGGAATACCATATGAAGAAATGATAAAAAAGATTCCAAGAAGTAATGCAGAAAATTGGTACACTGATTCTAAATATGAAAAGAGAACATTTCCATCATCTGGAGATGTTTTATGCTATAGTTCAGGAAAAATTCATGATAAAAAAGATGGAATGGGACACGTTGCTATAGTTGAACATGTTTATCCAGATTTAACAATTTTAATATCTGAATCAGGTGCAAATATGAAGTTTAAAACTAGAAAAGTAAAACCACCATATAAATATTATTTAAAATCAAAAGTCGATCATACATTAGATGGTTTTATTCATTCACTTGAATATACTAATGTATATGAATGGACAAAGGGTGATTATACTGTAATAAATAATAAGTATTTAAGAAGTACACCAGAAGTTAATAATCATAATAAAGTTGAATGGAAAAACTTGACAAGTAATGCAAAGACAAAGACATATCCAGACAATGGTTATGCAAGATACAAAAAAGGTGCTATAATTAATATAAAGGAATTCACAGCTGATAAAAAAGGTAATATATGGGGAAGAACTAATCAACTGTGGTTATGTGTTCAAGATAGATCTGGATATCAGGTGAATAAAATCCTTTAATTAATTGGAAGGAAGTGCATTATGGAAAATATTATTAAATTAGTTGTTGATAATGGTATAGCAGTGGCTTGTTTTGTAGCTTTTATCTATTTTATATTTGTAGATAAAAAAGAAAGTAATTTATTATTCCAAAATAATAATGAAATATTAAGAAAAGTAAATGATACACTAATTGAAATAAAAATAAATTTGCAGCAATTAAATGATCGTGTGGCTATTTTAGAAAATAAGAAAAAGGAAGATAAATAATGTTAGCACATCAAACAGGTTATGGAGCAAATGGTAAACAGAATTTTTTATTTCCTTTAACTGATATGTATTTAACGCAAGGTTATGGAACAGGAACATATTCACATGATGGTACATATGCTATGGATTTTGATGGATATTATAATGGTATATCAATGGATCATGCTCCATATTTTGCTCCATTTGATTGTACTTGCGTAGCTAAATGGGGTTCAGAAGGTCAAAGAGTAGTATGGACTTCTGATCAAGAAGTTAATTTTATTGATGGTACTGTTGGATATGCTACTATTGAATTTATACATGATGATGATGCTCCTAACATTCCTGTTGGTTATCATGTTTATCAGGGTGATATTATAGGACATACAGGTACATACGGACCAGGTCAAATAACTGGTGATCATGTACATATTGAAGCTAAAAAAGGTTTATATACAGGACATCATGAAAATACATATGGTGTATATATGTTAAATGATTCTATGCCTTTAACTGATTTAATAGGTGTAAATAATACGCAAATTTTAAACACAACATATCACGGAACTACATATGTATGGAATACATTTGCTGTAAATGAACCAGAACCACCATCAATCCATTTAACAAGAAAAAGATTTCCATGGTATTTAATAGCTGATAAATTACAAAAACGTAGAATCTTGACAAAATAAATAAATATATATTATATTAAAGGAGGAATGATATCCATGAAAGAAGAAGATTTAACTAAACTAACAGAAAGTATTAAAGAAAAGTTAGGTGAAGAGAGTTCGGCACTCATAGCTGATGATTTAGGTATTTTATATACAAATAATAAAGAAGTTGTAAATAAAATGTCTGAACAAGAAAAAGAAATAGCACGTTTAAAAGATACCAATGAAAAGTTAGTTTTAGCTAATGGTTCATTATTACAACAAGTTCCAATGGGTAAAAGTGAACCAGAAAAGCAAGAAGAATCAACTAAAAAGAAATCATTCGATTTTTCAGAAGTGTTTGATACTCATGGTAATTTCAAACATTAAAATTTTTTAGAAGGGAAGAAAAGATATATGAATAACAATTCATTAAAGCAAAGTTTAAATGCAATCAGAGAAATATCATCAGACATCTATCATGAATATGTTCCTGTTATTGATGATTCTACTGATATATCAGCATTTGCCGAAGCAATTCTTAACTATCCTGTAGTATATAATGAATTTTGTAATGTATTAGTTAATAAATTAGTTTATCAACAATTTGAAGCTAAAACATTTAATAATCCATTACGTGTATTAGATGGTGATAGAATTCCTTTAGGTTATGCTGGTGAAGAAGGATATGTTAATCCTGCTAAAGCTCGTGGATTTAATGTTAATGATTTTGCTGGTTTACTAGTAAAATATGAAGCTGATGTTAAAATCCAATATCAAACAGTTAACGCTGATCTACAATATGCTGTAACTGTTTCAAGAACTCAATTACGTAAAGCAATGACTAGTTGGGGAAATCTAGAAGAATTTATTACTTCTTTATCTAATTCATTATACAATGGTGCATACATTGATATGTTTAGATTCACAAAGAATATTATGGCTGGTGCTTACAAAGATAATAAAGCTGTTATCCAAACAGTTACAGCTGTTTCATCAGAAGATACAGCTAAAGCTTTCACAGAAAAAGCTAGAGAATTATTCTTAAATTTCCAATTACCATCTACAGCATATAATGCTTGGACTAAAAATGATGGATCTGGTAGACCTATTACAACATGGTGTAATCCAGAAGATATTGTTATCGTAGTTAGAAATGATGTACGTGCTAAATTAGATGTACAACAATTAGCTGGTGCTTTCAATATTGAATATGCTGATTTACTTGGAAGAGTAATTACTGTTGATAATTTTGATGTTTATGATGATGATGGTGTTAAAGTATTTGATGGTTCTGCTCTTGTTGGTGGTATTTTCGATAGATCTTGGTTCAGAATTAAAACTCAAGATATGTTTATGGAAAACTTCTATAATCCAAACAACAGAACAATGCAATATTTCTTAAATGTTATCAGAATGTATAACTTCAGTTTATTTGCTAATGGTGTATTATTTGCTACAGCTGAGCCATCAGTTGCAACAACTAAAATTGAATTCCAAGAATCTGCTCCAAGTGTAGCAGCTGAAGGTGAAATCTTATTACATATTAAGACTACACCATTCACAGCTAATGATACAATTACATTCTCAAGTGGAACAGTTGGTAAAGCTACTGTTACAAAAGTTGATAATCGTACTGTAAAAGTTACTGGTGTAGCTTCTGGTACAAGTGTTATTACAGCAACAAACGGAACTGTTTCTGGAACTGTTACTGTTACTGTAACTAGTGCTTAGTTATAAACTAATTCACCTTAGTTTAGGGGAAGGGGATATTTCCCCTTCCTTATTTTATTATAGAAAGGAAGTGCAATATGGCGGTAACACCTGACACAGTTATACGTTTAGTTAAATGTAATCTAGATCTAGATGAGAATAATCAAATTAATTTTGCAAGTGCTACAGATCAATTTAATTATTTTAATAGTTTACCTAAAGTTATAACTACAAATGCAAGTTATCAAAGAAAAGACAATTATATTAGATATCCAGCTCATATTGATTCAATAATTGAATATAATTATTGTATGTATAAAAACACTCATTATAGTGATAGATGGTTTTATGCTTATATAACAAAGATGGAATATGAAAACGATAATTGTACTAGAGTATATATCAAGACGGACGTCTGGCAAACATGGCAGTTTGACTTAACTTTTAAAAGATCATTTGTTGAACGTGAACATGTAAATTCTGATACAATCGGTGAACATACAATACCAGAAGGGTTGGAAACTGGAGAATTTATTATAAATTCAAATCCTACATATATAGCACATTATTCAAGTAGTGGTACAGATAATGCTGGTTCTGATTCATATGTATGTGTTGCTGTAACTGATTTTCCAACATCTTCATCTTTATCAGATCAAGTAACAAAATGTGTAAATGGAGTATTTAATGGCTGTATCTATTTAGTAGCTATAGGTTCAACTTCAAGTGATGTAGCAACATCATTAAACAATTATTTTAAATGGTATGCAGATGCTGGTAAATTAGATTATATTCAAAGTGTTTTTATGATTCCAAAAACATTATTATATTTTAACAATACAACACAAATAAGTATAATAACTGTAGGTGGACATGCTTATTCATATGTAAAACCTAGTGATGAATCATATAGATTTATTGATGATGTAACTATTTCAATAAATACAACAATAAATGGATATACACCAAAGAATAAAAAGCTATTTACTAGAGAATATAATAATATATTAGTTTCTAATCAAGTAGGAACAGATGTTGTTATGGCATATGAAGATTTTACTTCACATACACCAAAATTCACAGCTGTTGGTTCTATTTCACCAGGTTGTTCTGTTAAATTAGTTCCATTAAATTACAAATTACTTGCTGATTCAGCAACATCAAAAAAATGTTATGATTTCGGTATAGTTGGTCCAAAATATCCAGTATGTTCTTGGGTAGGTGATACATACACAAACTGGCTAACACAGAACAGTGTTAATATTGGTCTTGGTGTAGTAGGTGGTTTAGGAGCAATGATTGCAGCTCCATTTACTGGTGGTAGTAGTTTAGTAGTTGCTGGTACTATGGCTGGCGGTGCTATGACAATAGCTAGTAGTTTATCATCTGTTTATCAACATAGTGTTGCACCTGATCAAACAATAGGTAATTCATCGGCTGGAGATGTAACATTCTCAGATGGTAAATCATTATTCACTGTATATCAAATGTGTATCAGACAAGAATATGCTAAAATTATTGATAATTTCTTCTCAATGTATGGATATAAAGTTAATACTTTAAAAGTACCAAACATAACAGGTAGAACAAACTGGAATTATGTAAAACTAATTAATCCAAATATCGAAGGATATATACCACAGGAAGATCTACAAGAAATAAAAAGAATGTTTAGTAATGGTATAACTATATGGCATAAAACAGCATACTTTTTAGATTATTCACAAAGCAATAATATTGCTTAGAAAGGAAATATATTATGGCAAAGAAAAATTCACAATTTTTTGATTCATTATATTTAAATGATTCAACATACATTGATTATTTAGAACGTATGACAAAGATATGTTTATCAATGTTTGAATGGATAAACTTACCTTCTTCAATGGATTCACGTTTTTTAGAACGTACATTGTTTTTTGAAGGTAAAGCTAGTTTACTTTATGATGATAAATACGGATTCATAAATACTAAATGTGCTGATGGTGGATATTTAAATATATATGAATTACCTACACAATTACATTGTTATTCACAACAATATTCAGCTGATAGACTTGTATATTCTGGTTTACCTACTGATGTATTAACAGATCAATGTGTACTAGTTTTAAATAACTGGGAAAGAATTCCAACAAATAACACTATTCAATTATTTGCATATAGAATGTATTTAGCACAAAGATCATGTGATGTAAATGTAATGGCTACTCGTACACCAGTTTTAATATTAGGAACTGAAAAACAAAAATTAACACTTGAAAATCTTTATAACAAATATGATGGAAATCAACCATTTATATTTGGTGATAAAGATATAATCAGTAATGATATGATGAAAGCAATAAATACTCAAGCTCCATATGTTGCTGATAAATTATGTGAATATAAAAAAGAAATATGGAATGAATTCTTAACATTTATTGGTGTTAATAATATAGATGTAGAAAAGAAAGAAAGATTAATATCTGGAGAATCTAATTCTAATAATGAAGTTATTAATCTAAATTTACAATCTTATTTAGCACCACGTAAAAAAGCATGTGAACAATTCAATGAATTATTCGGTCTTACGGGAGATAAGAAAATAGATGTTCGTGTTAGATCTGATTTATTTAATACAATAAAGATGGAAGAATCTATTATTACTGATTATAATAATAATGGTGTTGATGATACTATGGAAGAAGGTGTTATCAATGGCTAAATATACTACTACATTTAAAAATTTAATTGATATGGGTTTTAAAACACGTGAACAATTAGAAGATATGTTTAAAGACTATGAACTATCAGATTTTTTAACAGCTGATGAAATAGAAGTAATTGAAGATCGTGGTACTTGGGATAAAGCAAAATTAGCTAGTAAAATAGTAGATCATTATTATTTTAGAGAAATAGGTTTTGAAACTATTGAAAAGTTTAGATATTATACACGTATCACTATGAAAGAAATAATGGAATCAAAGTTACCACTTATTTATTCAGCTAGTATAGAGTACGATCCACTTGTTAATGTTGATTATACAGAAACACTTATTAGAAATTTAGATACTGAACACAGTAATTCATCATCTGGTTCTGGTGTAGTTATTTCATCTGATACACCACAAACAAATATTAGTAAAGCAAATATACTAGCTGGAAATTATGCAAGTAATGCAAGTGCTACTGAACAAGAAGCTGAAGGATCAGATACTACTAATACAGATGAAGATTATACTAAACATGTTAAAGGTAATTCAGGTGTAAGTGCTACAGCTCAAAAGATGGTAGAACAATATCGTAACAATATACGTGCTATTGATTATGAAATTATACTTGAATTAAATGACTTATTTATGGGGTTATATTAGAAAGGAATGATTATATGATACCTGCAGAAAAAATTGAAAAAATAACATTTAAAAAATTTGTTACAACTATCGGTAATTTACCTTCATCATATGTTGAATCACTATCATATTATGAATGTATATTATGGTTATGTAATTATCTACAAACAACTGTTATACCAGCAATTAATAATAATGGTGAAGCTGTTGAAGAACTACAAAATTTATTTATAGAATTAAAAAGTTATGTAGATAATTATCTATCTGATGAACATCTACAACCTTTAGTAGATCAAGCTATTCAAGATATGTTAGCTGAAGGAAATTTATATATGTCTTTAAAGAAATTATATAATGAATCAACAAAAGAACTTGAATTCGTAGTAGAAGGTATTCCTAGTATTGATTTACTTGAAAGACTTGCAACTTTAGCTACACCTGAAGGAGATGAATAATATGCTTATAACTGATTATTTAGATCAATTAGATATAGATAAAGATACACTTTATAATAACTTAGTTAATGCTGGTATAAGTGCTTCAGAAGATGAAACATTTACAACTTTATGTCCTAAAGTTGGTGAATTTGCAGATCTAAAAGATGAATTAAAACCTGTTATTAATATAGCAGGTGGAAATATTACTGATGAACCTTTAGATGAATATCCTGATATTTTAGAAGAATCATTAATGAATATATGGAATAATGGACCTGATATTATATTTAATAATTTACCTCATGTATCAGGTAATGACTATGAATTTAATTTACAAAATACAATTAATGCTCGTATGAAATTTAATAGTATAAAAGGAAGTATCTTTCAAAATCCAGGAGCTACACCTACTAATGAAAAACCTGTATATAGTGTTACAGGCGATAATGATATAACTATAAAACAATATGAAGAATCTGAAGAAGAACAAGTGTATAACTTTAATTTAGGCGTTGAAAATTTATATAATCCTAAAAAATTAAAAAATGGTTATTTACCAAATACAGGTGCATATCCTACAACTAGTGGATCATGGCCTAATTCTAAATATTTAACATTTCCAATAAAAGCACATCAAGTTTTATATATAAAAAATGTTAATGATGTAAACAATGTTGCTAGTTTAAAATGTATTGATAAAACAACAAATGAAGTAGTAACCTATATTACTACTCAAGAAAATAATTACTTTACTTCAACAGGAGATTTTTCAGCTGGTTTTGATGGAGCTGGAACTGTTACAGCTAAAGTTGATTTTATAGTAGGATTAAATATTAAAGATCCAAGTCTTACATTCTCCGTTGATATGACCATTGGAGATCAATATATAAGTGAAAATCCTATTGAATTATGTAAAATAGGAACATATCAAGACTATATCTATAAACAAAATAATAAATGGTATGTACATAAAGAAATAGGTAAACTTGTTTTAAATGGTAGTGAAACATGGACAGACTTTTTCTCAACTTCAGGATTTTATAGAACTACACCAGCTGTACTTGCATTAAATGAAACTGGAACAGTTAATGGTATAAGTAATTATTATCAATGTACTACAAGAAATGAAATAAGGGGATTATCTCCTACATCAAACAATAAATTCTCAATTTATGGATCTGAATTAGTATTAGTAAATACAGCTATATCAACTGTAGCAGACTTTCAAACTTGGTTAAGTACTCACAATACAGTTATTTACTATATATTAAATACAGCAACAGATACTATAATTAATGATGTAAATTTAATATATCAATTAGAAGATATTCTAAATAAAGCATCTAGTTATGATGACAATACATATTTAATTAGTCTACCGATTGTTGAAGGTGAATATCCAATTATTAATATTACTGCTTTAAAGGAGAGTGAATAAAAATGGCTAATTTTGTAAAATTAAATGGCTATGATGTTGAAGATACTATAGCTAGAGAAAAAATTAATAATATGGGAAATTATTCTACAAATGAAGTTAATACAGGTCAAACTTGGATTGATAATAAACCAATATATAGAAAAGTATTTGTAAAAACTGATTTTAAAGATGTTACTCATAGTTATGCTCACGATATTGAAAATTTAGATCAATTTATAAAAATTGAAGGCATGTTTTATACGCCAACTGAATCTGTAGGAAATAATGTTTATCAATTTCCTTTTGATAGTACAAATGGTGAAGGATTATATTTAACAGCTAATAATAGTACATTTAGTATCGTTAATAAAGGAGAACATGATTATACTGGTATAACTTGTATAATAACTTTATATTATACTAAGACAAATTAAAAGAAGGATTTAATCCTTCTTTTTTTATTTACCTTAGTATTTCAAAATCAATTACTTGTTTAAAATCTGTACCACATAGATCAGATGAATAAAAAATATTATTTTCTCTAAATGTATTTAATAATCTTTTTAATGTTATATTATCTATATCTATATTATATATGTTACGTTGCCAATGTCTATCCAGTTTTACTTCATCTGATATAACTAACATATCATCAGTTATTTCACCTTTATATGGATATATATACCAACAATATTCTTTTTCATAATCAAATAGATATTCAGCTATAAATTTAAAGTTCTGATATTTGAACATCATTCTAAACATAACTTCATATTCGTTATATGATAATGGTAAATGTGGTTGTGGATCTGATTGCCATGCCCCTTTATTTAACATATCTTTATGTGTACCAATTACATGTGAACTTGTTCCAGTAGACTTGCAATATTCCATAGCTAGTTTAATTGTTTCTTCTGTACCATCATCATTTAAATGACCTGTAGGAATCAATTTCGTACGTATAGTACCTTGTTTTTGTTCTGATAGTATATCATGTAGACCCCACTCTTCAATGTACGGACAAACACGTGATATGGTGTTACCAACTAACCATAAACGAGTAGTACCACGTTTACGATCTACTGTTGAATATAGATTCATTAATTTATCAGGTTCATGTGGTAAATAACTACCACGTGCCATAAACTCTTCAAATATCATATTATCTACATCAAGATAAGAAGCTCCAGCATATGTTTGTTCTGTTGAAAGTGATACAACATAACCAATATAATCACCACGTTTTATTTGTGGCTTTTTATCTGGATCATAATTTGATAACCATAATTTACCTTTATATAAACTAATACAATTATATTGACCTTTAGTTAATTTATATATGTCTACATCAATAAAGTATTGTTCAATCTTTTCTGGTTTTATTTCTTCTTTCCATCTTCTTATTAGCATAAATCTTTTACGTTCATTGATTGCTTTTTCCATTGATTCTATATATGGATTAATACCTTTTTTATGTTTTACCTGATATGATTTACCATTACTACGTTCACCATAAATTAAATTTATTTGAGCTTGTTCTTCATCTATATTATCCAGATTGTAATATACTACTTTTGAATTACTCATATATTCACCTTCTTTAATTTTCTCTGATCTACGTATCATATTATTTTACCTACTATAATAAAGGAGTTGAAAGATAAGAAATATTATATTTACTGTTGTCAGCGTTTTGTACTTTATGATACGTAGATCAGAGAAAATTAATTCTCTTTTTTGTTTAGATCTTCTAATTGTTTAGCTAGTTCAGAATAATCTTTTTGAAATTGTTCGTTCAATAATGCTTGTTTAGTCATGATATCAACTTTCTTTGAAAGTTTCTTCATATCTTCAGACATTAATAAAACTACATTTTCATCATTTAGAAAATCGTTTAACATAATTGTTTCTTCTTTGTTCATTACTTTCACCTACCTTTAATATATCTGAATTACATATATTTAAAATATCATTTTTAGCCTTTTCTGTGATGTTTCCTTGTTTATATAGGAATAATACATAACTTATAATATTACATATTATTTGCTCTAATTTTTGCTTTTCTGCCACTATATTGTATTTACTCATTTTAATTTTCTATTAGTGATAACATATGTATTCTTTTTGAATGTGTAATTTTAATTATTCTTTTTCTTAATAAATAATAAGAATCATAATATTCTGTCCATGTTCGATTGGTTGTTTTATCAATCAATGTTAGCTCGTACTTGTACATTTTAGTTCTTCCTTATTTATATATAATTTAGCGAATTCAGATTCAAGTTCTTTACGTACTCTTTTAACATTTTCTTTTTTAGATCTACCTGATATTAAATTGGCATAGTCTATATTTAACTTTTTACATATTTTTGTAATCTGAATACTATTGAATTTTTTAATATATTCTAGATCAGACATATTTATCACTCTACCTTTCTATATAATTATAATACAATTTTATATTGTAGTCAATTATTCTTTGTAAATTGCTCTTCTACTTGAATTATCAGATAATAAACTCGTATAATCTTGTGATTTACTTAATACGTAAGTAGTAGGAACTACACAGCACCCTGAAGGATCATCTACTATATAAGTATTATTATCTTTATCAGTTATTTGTACTTGTGGTTGCCCTTCACAATAAAACAACATATTTTTATTAGTAATATCTGATGTAAATACTAGATCATCTTTAAAGTTGTTTAAATCACCATTAAGACATTTAGCTCCACTCTTTGGAACACCTGATACTGTAATATGGATTTCTTCTTCACCAGTTTTAGGATTTATTTCTGATACAGCATACTTTTTAGCACCCTGTGTTATAAACTCTTCATAATGTCCATCATCATCAAATAATCCAAGCATACGTTCTTTACCTTTAATATCTTTTGGAGCATATTTATTCATTGGTATTTTTAATACTTCACTTACAAATTTTATTCTTTCTTTTACTTTTTCATTATATTTAAATATTACACTTTTATCATAACCAGATATACATTTAATTGAATCAGTATCAGCATATACTACATAAGGATCTAACTTCATTATATTAGTAAGTAGATTCCATCTTGCATATGCTGTTACCCATACACCAGTTGAAAATGACATGAATCCGATTTTTTCTTCATCTACTAACTTCTTCATTATTTCTTCATTCGTTAATGGTGTTTCTTGCCACCCTAATGTATTATCGTATGTTACTTCATCACGTATGTTATTAGTAACTGACATTCCATACAACGAGTTGAACATATTCTTTTGTTTAGTATATTCAAGTGCTTTTTCTGGAATACCTTTATATTTAGTTTTTAATACATATTTATCCAAAACAAAATTTATAAATTGTACTGGTAAATATCTAAGTATCGTATAATAACATTCTAGTATTTCATAATCACATTCATAAGCTTTTCTTATTAGTTTAAAATCAACATCAGTTAATGTTGTTTCCAGTGATTCAGCTGACATTATTCTACCATTATCATATTTTCCTTTATGTATATCTCTACACTTTGAAAATGATAAAAAGTTATTATAGTATCTACTTTTAACATTTGTTAATCTTACTACTAATAAATAACCTAAGTTTGGTAATAATTGCTTTTCATCTGTTATTCTACATCTTTTAAATTTAGTTGCTGGAAATTTATGCGTTACTAGTACATACGGATATGATGATGTAAAATCCCATGAATCTACATCTTTAACTATTGTATCAGTATAAATATAATTAGCATGTGTATATCCACCCATAAATGCCTGAATCAACAAATTATAAATATGTGGATCTGTATTAACTGATTTAGCTACTAGTCTTTTATATTTATAATCTTTACGTACTAAATCTTTTAATTCATTACGTACATGTCCTGTTGATGTCATTGGAAGTTTATCTAGATTTTCATATGATTGTAATTCATATCTTATATAATGATATACAACTAGACAATCGTTTTCACAATATTGTAATTCTTGATCTGTTAATTTTGTTTCTGATGTCCTAAGTGGTCTATAGTCTAAATCACCAACTAATTTTTTAACTGGTAAATTAAATAATTCTGGTAATCTTTTTAAAGAGCAATTACTCATATAATACGTACATCTAAATTCAACATTAAAATCTTTTAAAGTACATTTCATAACTTTATGTGATTTTCTAGCTGTTACATCTTTTATTTCAAAATGACTTTTTAAATATTGAAATTCAAATGCTAAATTATGTACAAATATTATTTTTCTTTCTGGTATTTTAGTATTTAATATATTAATAAAATCAATTAATTCATACCAATATCTACCATAATATACTTCATCATTAATTCCTAATTGCCATATATACATATTAGATCCAAATTCACATTGTTCTTGTTCTTTTTTATTCAATTTCTGATAATAATCAGCTTGATATATTTGATCTTTGTACTTTATGTATGATGTCGTTTCTATGTCAAAAGAATATATAGTATCATCAAATACTTTTCTTTTGCCAACTAAATTGTATCTATGACCTTTATATTCTTTGTAATATTTCACTATTTCACCTTAATTCTATGAACTACTTTTAACATACTTATTATAAATATTTGTAAATGCTACCCTAGTATCATAATCCAAGCCTTCTTCACTGTATGTTCTTACAGTAGATAAGAATTTTCTAATTCCACTATCTTGTTCTTTAGCTTCAACTATAAATGAAAATACTTCAAGTGAATCATATGCTCCTGATTCTGTAATAGTTTTATAATCAGGACTATTGAATAATTCATATATTTTACTCAATTCATCTTTAGTTAAAGATTCAGCAAATTCTTGATTATCAGTTAATTCTGCTATGTATGTACGTTCATCATCTTCACGTTCTATAATTCCTTTAACTGTTGATGTTTTACTTGATTTAAAATCATTTAAAGATTTTTTAATATATGCCAATTTACTCATAGAATAACTTTTATTTATCTTAGATACATCTATTCTACCATTGGATATAATATCAATTTGTGGTGTTTCTAATTTATTAAATAATGTTTTACTTGCCCACGTATCAGAATATCCAGCACTCTTTAAAGCACTTAACATTTTATTTATAATATTAGCTTCTTCACGTATTCTTCTGGAATACTTTACTCTTGGATCAATTTGTACCCTTCGAACATTAGAAGCTGTTCCTGTTGGAAGTGTTACAGTTCTTTTAAATCTTGCAATATTTTTCATTCGTGCCATCATATCACCTACCCTTCTAACATAAATATACTACAATATTACATTGTAATCAAGTGTTTTATGTTATTTACATATATTATTTTTGGTATACTTGACATATCACTTATGTTATATATGCCTCTGGTTCTAGTTCTTTGGTTTAGGTTCATCTGGATCATATGCCCTATGGTGCTATGTTGTGGTTGCTATGATACTGGTGTTCCATCACAACGAACATTTGTTCTGGTTGCCATGGGGAATTTTTTACGTGATAG